TTGGGTTTTGGTCGCTAAATCCCATAAAGTGGCACGCCAGATTTTCTTTGTGGTTGGTACCAGAAAGACTCTGACGTTCCAGGACCTCGACCAATGGATCGAGCAAGGCCTGCTGCATGTATTGCATACAGGTTGGCTCGATCGCAATGATACGAGGAGTCTTGAGCGTTTTAGGGACGGTAATGACCTTTACGGGTCGTTCCGCCTCAGGTTCAAGGAACTCTACACGATCCAACTGGTAGTAGTACCGCCAGTTCGGGATTGAATGCTCCCCATAGGGGAAAACAGCTTCCAATCTCGTAGGCCACTCAAACTGGTCGAACTTCTCGTTTCCAAGGAGTCCGTCAGCAGTGGCGCCAGGGCCGTGGTTTCCGGTGAGTAACGGTTCATGTCGTTGGCTGAGAAGCCACTCCATGTGACCAAAAACCCCACTGAAAACCAGAGAAGAAATCCGCCGGAATGCTTTAAGAGCATCCTGAGGGATTTTACCAAACTTCTCTGAGATTTCCTGTTCACAATCCACGTATCCTTTGATAGCGCGAGACACCCTTGCATCACTACAAGGGATCTCGATCTTGGCGTACAGATAGCAAAGCTGTCTGATCGCAAAGATGGAATCTATCAAAAGATCTGTTTCTTCGTGGACCAGAACACCAGTACTTGCGTCGAAGATATTGCCCATGAAACCTCCGAGAAATCGGGGGAGACAGCCCTTTCTAGAAAATCCAGGAAAGGCGCAGGGGTCAACTTTCCCTTGCTCAAGACATCTTTCGAAGTCTTTCGCAAAGCTCGGGAGAGTTATCGTGATGAATGATAAACCCTCCTCTTCGACACGACGCTCGAGTTTGTTAAAATCGAGCGTGGCGCTAGTGTGGCATATGGCAGCAAGTTCTTCTGCTGCCACCCTCCAGAGTTCTGTCAAGCTTTTCATCGTGCCCCTTAACAAGGTCGCGATCTCTAGCCACAGAACCCTCAGTATGAAACACCTACGTCGCTATGACGCAGGTAGTCGCCGAAAATAGTACCACTAGTGTAATCAACAGTAGTGGCACTGCGAGGCTGAGCACAAACGCGACAGACACGAAAAACGTCTTAGCGTCCATGATCAGACTTCGCCACCAAGAACCTTGGTGATTGCAGCGCCGGATGAAGCTGTCAGGATGGCAAGAAAACCATCAACGACAGCCTTGGCCTCCGCCACAGTGAAGCCAACCTTCGGGGTGTCAAACACCACGTAGGTCGACATGCTGTAGTAGTTGTTGGCCCCGCTGAGAAGCGGGTCCGCAGCTACCTTGGTGAAGTCCAAACGAAACACCCGGCGGTTCCTGTTTCCATAAGAATCGGAAACGCTGAGCTTGATGTTTCCATCAGAGCTCAGGAACGAACCCTTGTTCTCTGCCAAAGACGTTCTTGGCAGAGGAGTGGTTACTGCAGAAATGGTGACTGACTGAGGATCGGCGAGTGCCATGTGGCAACTCCTTCGGTGTAGGCGCGTTGATTAGACGCGTCATGGGTTGATGCGCTGTAACGATGTGTTACAGCACGATCTTAGCATCTCCTCTAGACATTCCGAGGGCAGCCAAGATGGCCAGTTGTTCGGCCGAAAGGCCGGACACTGAAACGCCGAAACCATATGGGTTTGCACAGACTCGTCTCTTACGAGATACAGTCTCCGACCACATGCCGTACCTACCTGCAGTACTTATCGTACTGCTTTCTTGTAGGTGCATTATGTAGCCGTATTGCAAAACCAGACCATTGTGACCGATCGCCGAGTAATTGTGGACAACATCGCCCACATCGGTTTTCCAATCAATGGCCCAAGACCACGGCGCAATGTTCCAGACAGTGTCTGGAGTCAGATGTATACCGAGAAGTTTATCGGCATACGACCTGTATTGCGCAAACCTACTGCCCGCATCTTTACCAACGGGAACGTAGTACCGGAAACAACCGGAAAACCACGTTTTGTCTCGAAATGAGACAACAGTTTGCGTGGGTACTGACGGCATCGGATCATTCCAGGGTGTTTGTACTGGTTTGATCGCGTCTTCAGTGTTCTGCTGAAGATCGTCCGAAAGTACCAAGCGTCGTCTGATCTTTTGTCCGGAATCGTGCTTGTACTGTTGTACAATATCTGCACTATTCCGCACCGCAAATGCAAATTTGCGGAGATCAGAAACGAAGGGCACCCATCCAAACTTGTAGTTGAGATACTCACTACCAGCTTGTTTGGCGCGAAGGGTTTGATCCCTCCACGTGTGTGCACCTACCATAGCAGGTAGGCCGTCCTGAAGCGTTTCACCTAGAAAGGTTGACGCATCAAAAACGGACTTCGTTGGTTCAGTTGCAGCGATCGCTTTCGCACCAGCCGAGTTATAGCTAGCATCCGTTCGGAGAGATCCGATCGGATACGAACCTATCGTCTGGAATCGCGGAAGCGTAGGACCACGGTACCCCGCGTTGGGGTTACCAGGATTCTCGAAGTAACCAAAGTTGTATGAAGAATCAACTTTTTCGAGAAGCCACGGCCCGCCTTGATCACCCTCGCCAAGATGGCGAAGGTCATGGCCGAACGAGACCATGTGAACGGACGTTGCCGCAAGTCTG